ATTATTTCAACCACATCACTGCTAACTAGCGTACCTCCCAGGGTAATTCTGCTTGCAGAAGTAAAAGTTAAATTTGTAATATCTTGTTTAACTGAATTTACGAGAACAATTACATCTGACAAAGCAGATATTGCATGATCTAAATCTACATAATTGTTTGTACTACCAGTTACACGCTGTGATGCGGTACTAATAAAATTACCAGTAGGTGCAGCACCAAAATAACTCATGTACTAATCTCATCAATGAAGCTAGTTACAACGTCTAAACTACTTGCAGTATCACTTAAAACTTTAAGTACATCACCAGACTTCAAATTAATTTTTACACCTTGTGAACAGCTGTTAAAACTTGATCCAACTGGCAGCGGTGTATTAAATTGAAGATGATAATTTTGCGAACTTCTTTCAATAAATAATTTAAAAGTTACAGCTGCTGAGTGAACATTACAAATGTGTACACCAATAGCTGCATCATCAGAATTAGAAGTGATTAAAGTTACAGCAGAAGTGCCGACATTTCTTTGTAAATCATTTTCAAAATCTTGTGCCATTTTTTCCTTTCCTTTTTAGAGAGCAACCGCAAGTGCTATACTAAACCCTTTTGTTGCTAAATTACTTGTGTCTGTTGCTTCTACATTTACCCAGGCACTGCCATTGTAATATTTTAAAACATTACTTGTAGAATTGTAAAAAAGATCTCCTTCATCAAGTGATGAACTTGGATCACTAGATCCTACTCTGTATCTATCTGCAAAACTATTTACGCCAGAAATATTTGATGCAGTTGTATTTATATTTGCAATATTTGTTGCTGCTGTATTAACATTACTTATAGAGCCAGCCACGCTGTTTACATTAGAAATATTTGTTGCTAGGGTATCCATGTTTGTAACATTGGATGATGTCGCTAAAGTATTCATGTCAGTTACAACATCACTAGTTGCAAGTGTGTTGAGATCACTTACTATATCACTTGTCGCTAGGGTATTGAGATCACTAATAATATCACTTGTTGCAAGTGTATTCATATCAGCAATAACATCTGTAGTAGCAAGTAATGCCATGTCAGCAACTACATCACTTGTGCCTAAGAGTGCCATATCAGCAACAGCATCAGCTGTACCGAGTAAACCTATTTCCGTAGCCTTACCAGCTACTGCATTTATGTTTGATGCATTTGCAGCAACACTATTTATGTTTGTTTGATTTGCTGCCGATACAGTTACAGTTTGCCAAGCAGAACCAGTATAAACTTTTGTAGCATTATCACTTGTGTTAAAATATAAAGCACCTGTTAAAAGTGCATCACCATCATTATCTACAGATGGATCAGAACTTTTTGCACCAAGATAACGATCATCAAAACTATCAAAGCTAGAAGCAGCAGAAGTAGCGGATGAAGCCGCAGCTGTCGCTGACGATGCAGCATTTGATGCCTGAGTAGATGCAGTTGTTGCTGAACTAGCAGCAGCTGTTGCAGAAGATGCAGCAGCAGTTTGACTTGTAGTTGCTGAAGAAGCATCAACTAATAAATCGTATTTAGCAGAATTTGCATTTGTTGTTAAAGGCTGCGAACCAGAAGATGTATGTGCAGTATTAACAATAAAAATATTATTTGTTGATGTATCTTTAACAATGTCACGACCAACATACGCTGTGCTTGCCGCCCAGTTGCCTTTGAAAGAACCTAATTCCTGAGTAACAGAAATTTCTCCAGAACTATCAAAAGCTAAAATTTTATTTGCACGATCTGTAGATCCAACAGTAAATTCTGTTGAAGTCATAGTATTAGTTCGTGACAGTTTTATAGATCTATCTAATTCTTCTTGTAGTTCTTGTGTTTGTAAAGTTAATTTATCTAAAGCACTCTCATGACTTTCTGCTGGGAATGGATCATTCTCAACATAGTCAGTTGCCTGTGTTAAATTTGTGTCACGAATAAGAACAACTGTTTCACCTGAAGCTGGTATATTACCAGAAGTAAATGTTACCGTTCCTGATCCAGCACTATCACTGACGTTGTAATGTGTAGTTATAGTTTTTACCGTTTCTGTTCCTGTGCTATTGGTACGGATAATTACTTTTAATTCAGCTGTTGAATTAATTAAAAACGAATAGGTAAAAGCAGAAGTGCTGCCATTACCTGCATACGATTGTTTAACTGTTGTGCTACTTACTGTCATTGTAAAATATTTACTCCTTGATCTGGCAATAAACCTTGTTCTATTGCATCTTTCTTAATATCTATCACTTCTGATAATTCGTTGTATTCTGGAAGCATAAGCAATTCTTCAAAACCTTCTTCTAAAGCAGCTCTGTTTGCTTTTTCTAATACGTCATATCTCTCGTTTTCAGACATCTCATAAAGATATTCATCTGATTGTGTTATACGTTTTATTTCTTCTTCAAAAGTTAGACCATCAAAAACTTTTAGTGGTGCATTTTTTGAAATTCTTACCCAGTTATAATATTCGTCTGGTTTTAATTTTACTCCAAACTTAACTGGTTGTGGATTTATAATAGGTGAACCTAAACGTAAATTTTCATACACATGTAAATCACTTGGCTCAACATCACTAATAGCAAAAGGATTTATATATCTATTACTTATTTCGTTTATTAAACCTCTACCACTATCTATTTTTATTTCATTACCAAATATATCTAACTTTGGTGGTAAATCTTTTCCAGTTTGTGTTTTACCCCATATTTCTTCACCAAGTGTGATACCCTCATCATAAGGCATAGAAAATAAAATAGTATTAAACTCCTCTAAAAAAGGATTAAAAAATTTACTGTTTACCTGATTACCATAATTTATGTTTACTGTTTCAGCCACACCATCACCATCTATATCTACAAATAAATTCATATCTCTTTCAAAATTAAAATCTTTATTTCTTGCTATAATTTTATATTCACTGCTGTTTAAATAATCTTCAACAGTTTCACCTTGCAATACACCACCAGCTGCTTTCATTGGTGCTATAGGTGCTATTGGTGCAAGAACCATATTTGCTAAAATATCAGCTCCAACATTATCAAACTTACCTTCTGTCAACATAGCTGTTATATCAGCCATACCCTGAACCATCGGCATGTCACTCATGTATTTGTACATTGCTAGTGCGTATGCAGAACTAATAGCTTCTAGTGCATTTGGATTTGGATTTCTTTGCATCAATTCCATTGCATGTGCAGTAACACCGAGCAAAGCACCAACTGGTTCTAAACCTTGATAACTTACATACGTTAAATTACCATTTGGTATATATTGATTTCCATCTTTAAATAATGGCATGTCATCAGGAAAATCATTACCACGAAAAACAAAACTATATGGTTTCCATCCAATAGCATCGAGTGCTGCTTTTGCCTTCATATCTATTTTACCATTAGGTAATAAAGGATAACCACCTGTAATATGACCTGATTGATAGAAGTCTGCTATAGTCATAGCAAACATACTAGCCATACCCATTCTAGCGATTACTCTTGATCTTGTTGTAGCATCCGTAAAAAATTTTCTGTCAAGTAAATGCTTTGGCAATCCACCAGTAGACATATCTAAAAATCTTCTGGTAACATTTACTG